GTATAATACACATTACTTCGCATTAGAGAATGAATCAAAAATTCATCCAGCAACATCTTCAATCTTAAATCATTTATTTTCGGATGAGTATTTTAAATTTGAATCCAATCCACTTTATAAAACTAAATCATTTTATTTGAATAAATTATTTAAATATTTGATTGGTGATAGAAGTGATTTAACAAATGAAATGTTTATGAGTAAATTAAAAGGAATTGTAAATGACATTTAGTGCCTGTCCAGTATGTGAATTTGGGAATTTAACCGAATATACTGATGAAGATGGTTGTTTGCATTCCGAATGCAATAAATGTTATACATACATGTCAAGTCAAACACAAATTGAACATAATATTCAAGTAAAAAGAGAATTAAAGATATACGGTGAGCCTTTGAATTGGGATTTACCTCATAAATCATAAAATAAGGAGAAATATTTTCAGCTAAATACATATGTAATACCTTAAAGACAATTTAATATAAACTTAAAGACAAAAGAGACAAATAAAATGGTAGACTTCGCAAAATATAAAGCATTACGTGAATCAAACAAAGAGAAAAAAGAAGAAGCATTTAAGAAAGAAGAAACACAAGAAACAACAAGTTACGAAAATGATGATAAAAGGTTTTGGAAACCTACGATGGACAAAGTTAAAAAAATCGGTGGCGCTGTTATCCGATTCTTACCAGAAGATAATGTAGAAAACTTATTAAATTATGTAAAATATTATGAACATAGTTTTAAAAATCCAGAAAACGGCAAATGGTACATCGAACGCTCACTTAGCTCATTAACAGAATTAGGCCAAGATTCAATCGCATTACTCAATAAGAGATTATGGAGTTCTTCATCAGAAAAAGACCATCCTCATAAAAAAATTGCAAGTCGTCAAAAGCGTAATACAAAATACATTGCAAATGTGTTGGTAGTAAATGACCCAGCAAATCCAGATAACAACGGTAAAGTATTTTTATACAAATTTGGTCCAGCAATTTATAATAAAATTGCATCAGCAAAATTCCCAAAAGAAGATGCAATTACTGGCGTAAAAGCTGACAGGTTAGACCCATTTGATATTATTGATGGTGCTAATTTTGAAATTCGTATCAATGATACTAAAGATGGCTGGAATTATGATAGCTCCACATTTTCAGCACTAAGTCCGTTAGCAAACAATGATGCAGTATTTGATGCGATTTTAAAACAAGTGTTTAATTTAACAGAATTTATTGATGTTAAGAATTATAAAACAAATCAAGCATTGGATAAACGCTTAATTGAAGTATTGGGTATGACTTGTCAAGGATTTGAAGTTGTCGAAGGTTATGTCGGTAAAGCTCCAAGCCAACAAGCTAAAACAGAACAATCAGAAGCACCAAATCAATCCCAATCTGATTCAGATGATTTGCCGTTTGACCCAGACCCTGTTGCTTCTACGTCAGATTTCGCATCGGATGCAGATAAAGCATTCTTTGAAGATTTGATGGCAAATTCGTAATATGTTTAGAACTATTCAGAATAGAGAATTAGGATATATTAGAACTTCATATTATTTTTTTGGATTTCTATATAAAGAAACTTTACTTCTATTTTAGTTTAATAAAAAGCCCTCTTTCGAGGGCTTTTCTACATCTTACGTTTTGAATCCGCATATACTCTATTAATACTTGACGAACCAGTAAGACTTGCAAAGTTCGCTAAAGGTAACATTACGACAAAATCATATTCATCTTTAGCAATTTCTACAATATTTCCATCAATGTGTGATGGGATATATTTCTTCACACAAGGTCTTGCTAAATTAGAACCTGCAAATGATTTAATAAGTTGATATGACATTATCAATTTTTGTTTTTCTGTCTTATAAGAAGGCAAATCTAAAATTGCATCTAATAACATTGCTCTTGATTTTGGGGGTAAATAATGGAAATTTAATCCCAAATAATAACCTTCAACTGATTTATCAATCATAATGATTAATGGGGATTTATCCCAATATGGCAATTCTTCTTTTAACTTCGCATCATAGGTAAATAAATATAATTTACCAATCTCCATTGTATTGGTAACTCTACTCTCATCACCTAATAATTTATTTCTACGATTATTACGTCTAGCTTTATTTTCTTTAGATGCTGTTTTGGCTTTTAGGCGTAGCCATTCTCTAGATTTTTCGACATCTTGTTTTGTCGATTCTTTTAAAGATTTTTGTAATTGCTTAGTAGGATTCATGTATTATTTAGCCGCAAGGGATACCTAATTGTCGTAATTTCACTTCCGTCCAGATGACAAATTTAGCTCCATTTTGTTTTGCATAAGCGTCAGCCGCCAACCATTTTGATTTGTTCTTCAAAAATACCAAATTTTCTGTCAATACTGTTGATTTCTTTTTACCTTTTGATGCTTTTGGCAATACAGTTTGATTTGCTGGTTTAACTTCTACTAATAGAATCGTACCATCTGTATATTTGAATGTAAAATCAATTATGTAAGTATGAATTGAATCGTCAGTTGCACATTTATATTTGATTTTTGCAGATTCTGATGACCAATATTGAATTGCTGGATTCAAATCTGCCCATTTACAAACACCATTCTCCCACGAACTTAGATATCTTATACTTGTTATATCACCAACATATTTCTGTTTGTTGATTGGAATATAATATCCTTGTTTGTGGGATTTGCCGTTTACCATTATACTAATCGAGCAGGAAACATCATATTATTAGCTAATTGTCGAATTGTCGAATCAGTATTTACTGGATTCACATAAGTATTAGAAATGTTAGTAGATGAACCACCAGTAGAACCCCCAACAGATACCACATTTATTGGTTTAGATTTCTCTTCCGTTGATTTCTGTTGCATTCTATTTGTAGAATCTTGCAAAGACGAAACTTTGGAAGGAGCTTTCTCAGCAAACATTGCCGCTTCCCTTTTTCTTCTATCATCTAATCCCTGATTATAAACTCCCTCTTTAGTTTTAATCCCGTTTCTAATAATTTCAGATGCACCTTGCGTATCACCTGATTTTATTTTTTCTCGCAATCCCCTTTTAACCAGCCCACCAATTGAACCTACGTTGTATGCATACGAATCCAACGCCGCCTTTTGCTTATCGGTTAATTTATCATAATGCTCTGCACCTAAACCGTTTCTAGCTATATCTGAATATTCTGAATTATCTTTTCGATATAATGCTTCAGCTTGTTCCTTTGTCATTTGCGTACTCAAACCTCTGTCTCCAGAAATTGGAACTCTATCTCCACCTGCTTGAATATATCCTTGAGCATATTCGTGGTCTTTTATCTGATGACCTCGACCAATTGATACGAATTGTTGTCCAGTTTTTTTATTAGACCCATCTTTATAGGCATTTAAGTTCATGCCCTCTTCTTTGGCTAGGAAATCCCCACCCCACTCCGCACTACCGCCAGAACCGCTTTTTTTAATTTTTCCATTCGCGGATTGTGGAGTATTTGGAACTTGTTGTACGTTGTTCGTTGGTTCTGTCTGTGTTGGATTATATTTTTTAGAGTCAAGTCTAGTCCAGATATCTTTAGCGGCAACCATTCCTAACGTGTTGCCAACAATTGCTCCAACAATTGCACCTACTGGGCCAAATGCCGCCCCTGCCGCCGCCCCGATTAACGCACCGCCTGTTAATGCTCCAGCAAATGTTGCTATACCCTTCCCGACATTTCCAGTTTCAAGTCCTTCAGATATTCCAGCAATACCTGCGCCCAAAAGTGGGATTCCTCTTGTACCCATTTTTAAAGCACTAGAACCAAACCCTCTACCTACAGCACCTGCACCAACCCCTCCAGCAACTCCCCCCAATACTGAGGACATTAATCCCCCACCTTGAGATTCCTCTTGAGCTTCTTTTTTGTTTTGACTCGCCCCATATAACATACCTAATATTGGATGAATCCCATGCAAATGTCTCTCCATTTGGTTACGATTAGTTTGGTCTTTCCGTTTTTGCTGTAATCTTAATCTATCATCTTGCTTATCTTTATCGGCTTGTCTTTTTATTTTTGCCTTTTCAATACCAAGTCTAGAATATTCAATATGCTTTTCGGCTAATTTTTCCTTTAAGTTATTGCTAAGTTCTACTCGTTTAAGTTTATTAGCTTCAACTTTTTCGCGGAATTCTAAAGTTCTTTTTTGAAGTTCTGTTCTACTATTATTCGCTCCAACAGATTCTTTTAATTTTCTTCGTTCAATCCTGCCATCGGAACGATGTTTATACATCATTTCGGCTAAATGCTCTTTTTTGAATCCAAGTTCATTCTGTTTAAGGATGAATTTATCCTTTTCAGCTTTGGTTTGCCTTCTTGGAGTTCTTTTTACAGATGATTTCTTTGCCATTTTTTCTGGCAACATCAAAATATCTTTAATTTGTTTTAAAGCTTTAGCATCCAAATGTGTGATTGATGATTTAACAACTGTAGGGGTTCTTGCTTTTCTGGTCTTTTTAACTTTATCACCAAAATCCAATCCCATCTGATTCTCATTTGAACTAGATTCCATATTATTTTGCAATTGTTGGATAAATTTAAACTTAGAATTACTGCCAAAGAAATCTCCTTGACCTCGTTTGTTATTGTAATTTATGCCTGTATTTTTTGGAGTATCTGATGAATTTTTAATAGTCAAATTAGATAATGAGCTATTTCTAGGTTTTTGCTGTTTTGGCGGAGGAACAGACTCTTGTTTGACCTCTTCTTGAACTTTAGCAATTACTTTAGCAATCGATTTGACGGTTTTGGTTTCCGATTTTTCTTTAGCAAGTCTAGTTTCTCTAATGATACTAATCTTTTCTTTTAAAACTAAATCATAACCTTCCCTGTCATTTTCCATTTTGAAGGCAATGAATATTTTACTAAGACTCGTCAACGCATCAGCAGAATAGCTTGCGATATCCCGTTGAAACTGATTTACATCAGCCATATCTAATAATTGTTGTGCGTCTTTTTTAATATTCTTTGCCATTCTGTTTCCTAATTAGGTGTATTTTTTTCCAACTCTCTTACATAATCATCTGTCATATCTATAAACAATTGTCTTTCGTATGGAATCATTGAATAAAATTCTGTCAATGATAAGTTATGTTTATATTTTAGTTCCCACTGAGTTTTATAGTAATCGACTAAATCAGTGTAGTTTAGTCCGACCCGAAAAAACTTTCCAAATCTTCAAACAATACTGGCTCTTCAAATCCACATTCTTTACATTTAAATACAGTTTCGTATCGAACTCTAGGGGTGTTTCTGATAAATTCTTTCATTTCTTTTTTCTGCAAAGATGGAATTGAGCCATAAAACTCATTCAATTCATCTTCGGTATATTCATCTCTAGTAGTAGTAGATTCTTCATCGTATACTGCATAAATTGCTAATTTGACTAAATCATCTTCGGTTGGTTTATCTAATTTAGAATAAATTTCTTGTTCCCTAAATCCAAGATGTCGCATAATTACGCCAACAGATTTAGTAACTTGGATAGCAATACCACCAGATTTATATTCTACTGGTTCATAATTTACAAATGATTCAGTTTCATCATCATATTGCTGTACAGTAATCTCAGATAAATCAATTGTTAATTTAATATTCTTATCACATTCTCCGCCAGTTTTCTTACATGCGTAGGCTTTGAAATATAATTCTGAAATGTTAGATACTGATTTTGAAATCAATTGTAAATATAAATAATCAATATCAAATGATGTCAAACTTTCTACATCAACATTTTTAACACAATTTCCAATTAAATTCTTTGCCGCCATCAAAATTTCGGTAGCATCTTTCCCTTCTTCTGCAATTAATAAAATCTTTTCTTCATCTGTTGTGAATGGCCTGTATTCAACCTTTTCACCTGTTGATGGTAAAATTGCGGTAAAAATTGGTAATTCGATTTTTGGTAATGCCATAATTAGTTTAAAACTCCTAAATTTTTTGAACCCAGTTGCGATATGCAACTGTCACGTTGACTCTAATAAATTCATTATTGTTATCCCAAGATAGCGGAATTTCTTCCACACTTATTGGGTATGCTTCGAGTAATGATATAGTGTATTTAATCCTATTCTTTTTTTCAGATTTAACGTCTATAAGCGATATTGTTATATCTCCGACATAATCATCATAATATGCCACATCATGAGAAAATCCATCACTTTCTGCATTGACATTATTATCTACTATAAAATTATGCCATTCCTCAAAATAATTTAATTCATTTTTATCATTTGAAACAATAAATGAAAAAGTTACATCTTGGTATAAAGCTGATGTTACTATTTTTCTATTTGGACCATATGTACTTCTATCCGTAGTATTAAGAAGTCTACCAGGTAAACTGCATGATATGCATCTAAATTTAACATCATTTTCGAATCTATATTTATCGCCAGCAACTAAAGGTACTAAATATTTCCGTAGAACACTAACTTCGTAATTAGCTGGAGATGCTGGCTCACCACCTGCCACGAAAGAACTTCTGAATTCATTTATTTTAAATGCCATATAATCCACTAAATATTATTATCCTATATAGAGTATTTAGCCCATGACTGATAGCCCAACAAAGAAAATTGAAGATGCAGAAGCACTTCAATTAGCGAAAACTAAAATTTTGGCATATCCTCTCGATATTGGGAGTCAAAATGAATCTAAATATACAATTTTTAATATATACGAATATAAAAAAACGGACGTTAATAAAGCCGAATTTAAAACTGCATTAGGTAGTATAGTTTTACCTATACCTCCAGAATTAAATAATTCGGATTCATTGAACTACAAAGAATATTCAGCACCACTCCTAAATGCTTTATTTGAATTTGGTGCATCAGATACGTTGGGTGATGCCGCTACTGCATTGGGTGGTGCTGGGAGTGTTTTGGGTAGTCAAGTATTAAATGCTGGCTTTAGAGTAGGTAAAATGAATATTAGCGGAGAAAACCTAGTCAACCAAGTTTCGGCATTAGCTGGTGTATCCATAAATCCAAAGAATACTAATATATTCGTTTCACCATCAGCTAGAGAGCATAAATATGCTTTCAAAATGGTTGCAAAATCTGAAGAAGAATCGAAAGCCATCAGACAAATTATTAATAAATTCAGATATCACTCATATCCAGATGCAGTTTCAAACGATGAAATCATATATAAATCCCCAGATTTGTTTACTATCTCTTTTAAAGTCGGTAGAGAATCATCTGACGATAAAGACTCGTATTTATTCCACCCACTACCCTCTGCGCTAGTTGCAATGTCAGTATCTTATAATGGAACATCATCGCCTGTCTTTTTTCAAAGCACAAATGCTCCAGTAGAAGTTACTTTGCAATTAGTTTTCAAAGAGATGGAATTGGATAACAAGGCTAAATTATTGGAAAGGTATAACATTCATGGCACAACTCCCTCTACTGGTGGCGGTGGAACATTTAGAGGTTCTAGTGGAACATTTAGAGGTTCTAGTGGAACAACTAGTGATAGTGGCAATACTGGTGGCGCAAGCGGAGGCTTTTAATGCCTAATTTATATTCAAAATATCCAAAAATAGATTACAAGTTTGCAGATGGAACTACGCGAACTTTAACTGATATTAATGTTAAGTATGGGTTATCGGAATTGGTAAAATCATCCACTGATGCTTTCTATCCATTCGTTTATCGTGAGCAAGACCGCCCTGACATTTTAGCAGATAAATATTATAATTCTGATAATTATTACTGGCTAGTCTTGCTATCTAATGGTGTATTTGATGTACAACATGATTTTCCAATTAAAACTGATGATTTGAATAGAGTTTTAGTTAATAAATACAAAGCAGATGCATTAGTTGCAGGTTACACAGAAAATCTTGATGATGTTTTAGGCTATTGTTTTGAAACTATTCATCATTATGAAGATAAAGGTGGATTTGTCATTGACTTCGATTCGTTCCTAACTCTAGGTCAAACTAGAAGTGTTACTATTTTTGATTACGAATTCAAATTAAACGAATCCAAAAGAGCCATCAAGTTTATTGAAGCAAGTCGTGCATCAACTGTTCAAGCTGAATTGGATGATAAATTACGTAAATTAAGAGCAGACCAAGCTTAATGAGTTATCAAAAACCAAAAAATTATATATTATCCAAGCTGATAATTACTACGCATGAGAATAAATCTATTTCTATCTTAGAAGTATTGGATTCAATCTCAATTGTAGAGGATATTTACATCACATTCCTACATGGTGTTGTTACGTTTGCAGATTCTAATGATATTCATCAGTTAGCGCCATTGATTGGTGAAGAAACAATTACGATGGTTTATAAAACCGATGAGTCGACATCACCAGAAATTCAACGAGTGTTTAGAACATATAGAGTCGAAACATCGGACGATAAATACAAAGATAGACTTTCGCATTCGTTGTATTTTTGTTCTGTAGAAGCGTTTCACGATTCTAATACTGTTGTATCTAAGTCTTATAAGAATAAGTCAATTAGATTCATCATATCGGATGCATTTAACTTCTTAGATTCTAAAAAGAAATTAAACATTGATACTTTATCTGGAAACTATCACATTATTTCCCCAAATTGGAGTCCGTTCCAGTTAATCAATTATTGCACATCAATTGCTAAACCAAAAAACTATAGTGGTTCGATGATGTTATTTTTTGAAACTTCAGAAGGATTTAATTTTAGACATTTGGAATCAATGACAAGTGAACCGATTATTGGCACATGGTCATCATCTAATCTAAAATCATCACTAGGGGTCGGAGACGAGATAGAACCAAGTAGTAATATCATATCATACAAAATCTTAAAAAACTCGGTAGACACGCTTAAATCGATGTCTGAGGGGCTATATAACAATGCTACGATGGCGTATGATAATATTTCTAAAAGTTATAAGGTATTTGGCTATGATTACAAGAAAGAATTTGATAATACAAAAAACTTAGCAGACTTTAAATTAATATCTGATAACTTTTCTTATAACAATAACATGCAAAGAATTACATACATTCCAACAACATCTTTTAGATTTGATTCGGCTTATGTTAAATCAAAAGTTGGTTCTGGCAATGTTTCTGAAAAGAAAGAACAAATTATTCCATCACGAACCAGTATGTTATCCCAAATTTCTGCTAAACAGATTGAATTAGAAATTGCTGGTGATAATAGAATTGTAGCAGGTAAAACTATTAAAATCGAAATCCCAAATGTAACTGCTTTAGATTCACTCAAGATGAATAAACACAGATACAATTCGAAGAAAGTGTTGATAACATCAGTGACGAATATATTCACCCAAAAATCACACACCATGCAATTAAGAGTTGCTGATGATTCTTATACAGAATCTTTAGGTGCAATGCCACAATTTGATGAGGTTGCATACAATGCTACTTAGGCCATATCAAATGTCAATGGTTTGGTGGGAAGGTGTAGTCGAAAATAGATTCGACCCACTCGAAATTGGTCGCGTACAAGTTCGCATCATGGGAATCCATACAGATAATTTACAACAATTACCAGAAAGTGATTTGCACTGGATGCAAGTAATGATGCCAGTTACTTCAGCATCTAATTCTGGTGTTGGTGAAACTAGTGGATTAATGGAAGGCTCACATGTAATTGGATTTTTCCGTGATGGCGATAGCTGTCAAGACGGAATTGTGATGGGGTCTACAAACGGAATTCCCCAAGAAGCTAGAAATGCTAGTAAAGGATTCTCAGACCACAGAACCGATTTATCTGCAAAAACTGTAGCAGGTAGGCCATCAAAAGTTGAATATAAAGAGGGTGGCGTAGTAATCACCGAACTGGATAGAACCCCATACCCCCAAAGGCTCGATGAGCCAGATTTATCAAGGCTTGCAACCCAACACAATCTAGAAAAAGATACTACTATTTCTAGCAAAAAAGCATCTCAAGCTACCCAAACTAATATCCCAATGGTTGGTGGTGGAAAATTCTCAGAACCTGCTGTAAATTTTAAAGCAAAGTATCCGTACAACAAAGTAAAAGAAACGGAATCAGGTCACGTAATAGAATTAGACGACACACCTTCAAATGAGCGTGTACACATTTTTCATCGTTCTGGTTCATTTGTCGAAATGCACAGTAACGGTGATGTTGTTGTTAAAACAGTAAAAGACGAATATAACATTGTACATGCAAATCGATATTCACACGTAGGCGGTACTGATGTGCTAACAGTTGATAAAGGTTCTAAAATTCTAATCAATAAAGGATTGGAATTGGAAATCGGAGACGGCAATATTAATATCAATGTTAAATCTGGAAATGTCAATTTGACAGTTGATGGCGACTTATCTCAAAAAGTTTCGGGCGACTACGTAATTGCTGTGGATGGCAGATTCAAAGTTAATGCAACTAGCATAGATTTTAACTAGAAATATCAACTAAATATTATATGAATACTACAGTTAAATATCGAGATTTATCTTTAAATTTAAGACCACACCCAAACACTGGTGATTTGTCTACTGTATCCAATGAGAATTCAATCACTCAATCTTTAAAAACTTTAATGTTTTATAATTATTATGATGTTCCATTTCAACCAAAGTTAGGCTCAAATATTAGAGCAAAACTATTTGATTTGATTTCTGATATTACTTCGGAATTTATTAAATCAGATATTAAATTATTAATTGAAAATTACGAACCTAGAGTTGAAGTGATTGAGATTTTATCTGAAGCCTCAAGAGAAAATCACGGCATCAATGTTACATTAAAATATAGAGCAAGAACTTCAACTGAAGAAATTGTAGTAAATTACTTCCTAACTCGGATTATCTAATGGCAGAACAAGTAGAATATAAAAGCTTTAGTGAGCTTGATTATCAAAATATTAAAGAACTTTTAAAGAATCATTTAAAAACTCAAGATATTCTTAAAGACTATAACTTTGAAGGCTCGACCATCAATGTTATATTGAATTTGCTTGCGTACAACAATCAGTACATGGCGTACTACTTAAATATGCTTGCATCTGAAAAGTTTATCTCTACTGCTCAGAAAAGAGAAAGCGTAGTCGGTTCTGCTAATAATATTGGCTATGTTCCGTTCTCTAGAAAATCATCTACAGCACTTTTATCATTCACTATTCAACCAGACGCTGGATACACTGATAGTATTGTAATCCCTAAAAATGTAAAATTTACAACTAATATTAGCGGAATTACATATAGCTTCTTAACAACTCAAAATACTACAATCATTCCAGTGAAGGGTGTATACACTGTAACCGACTTAGAAGTAAAAGAAGGAAGATTCTTTACTCATAAATTTACAATCGGCGCAACAGATAAATTCTTAACTATTCCAAATGCTGGATTAGATTATAATAGATTAACATTAAAAGTAAAAGAATCTGCAACATCTAGCAACGAAATTGCATATAGCAAATATACGACTTTAGTTAATTTAACGCCAAACTCTACTGTGTATTATTTGCAAGAGACTTCTGGTGGGCTGTATCAATTGTATTTTGGTGATGGGATTTTAAGTAAAGCGTTATCTGTCGGTAATGTTGCAACCGTAGATTATTACATTACGAATGGCACATTAGCTAATAATGCATCTGAGTTTGTATTGGATGATGAAGTTACTGGATTATCTGCAATTACATTTACATCAACAGCCAAATCGTCTGGTGGCGCTTCAGAAGAATCAATTGATTCTGTTCGAATTTCTGCACCAACGAATTATCAAGCTCAAAATAGAGCAATCATCGAACCAGATTTTGAGATTTTAATTAAACAAATCTATCCAGACGCTAAACAAGTTTCTGCATTAGGTGGTGAGAAAGCAAATCCTCCACAATATGGTAAAGTGTTCATCAGTATATTGAAAAACGACTTAAATGTTTTATCTGATAGAGATAAGAATAATATTGTATTAGAATTGAATCAAAAATATTCTGGATTGACTACATTTCCGTCTATCATTGACCCATACATCATTCGCATGTTCATTAACTGTTCTGTTAAATATAAAAATACAGGTGTGAGTGAAGCAGAAATTAAAACATCAGTATTTAATTCTATCAGCACATTTACGCAATCGGATTTGAATTCATTTAAATTCACATTACGAAAATCTAGATTCGAATCAATGATTGACGATTCACATCCTGCAATCTTATCTAATTCGACCACATTTAAATTATACATTGATACGAATGATTCAATCATTCCCAATCAATCAAATTCTTTAAATTTCGGGCAAGCTATTATCAGCAAATCCTTAAGTTCGTCAATTTTCACATACAAAACAATTCCAAACTGTGAATTTATTGACTTTGAAGGATTAGGGTTTGCATCAATATATACTAAGTCGTCTACGGGTGATTTGGTGATTGTTCAAAAAAATGCACTCAGTATTAATTATAATACTGGTCTAATTAAATATGTCGATAATGCGTACAGTTTCCAACGAGTTTCTTTAGAAAACTTTAGCGGAATCAAAGTGATTGTCGATACAATTAGTGAAGATATCGTAGTGAAAGATTTATCAGTTATCTATGTAAAAGATGATGATATTTCAATTAAAACATCGGTTGAATTTTAATGAGTAATAAAAGCTTAGTACCATTTATTAAGGGGCAAATCCCCCCACAGATTTCAGATTCTAGCTCTCTTTTAGTACCTTTCATGGAAGCGTACTATGAGTGGATGCATTTGGATGGTAATAACTACGACTTATTAAATTCTTTATCAGAATTGCATGACATTGATAAATCTCTTGTAAAATTTACAGAAGAATTTGAAAAAGAATATTTAAAAAACTTTCCTACGAATTTTATCACAGACAAAGCCCTAACAATAAAACATATTAATGATTTATACAAAGCAAAGGGAACTCCTGCCGCCGTAAAATTATTAATTAAAATGATTTTAGGTAAAGAATCGGAAATATTTTATCCATCTTCTCAAATTCTTAGAGCATCTGACGGTGAGTGGATTCAAGAGAATTCTATATTAGTTAAAGTTATTAAAGGTGATGTGTTTGATATTGTGGGTCAATCTACAAAAATCGCAACATCTCAATTAACATTTTCATCTGTAGTTGAAAGAGTTCGCGCAACAACTACTCCAGATGTGTTTGAAGTTTTCTTAGAACGAAAATTGATATACGAAATTTCTGATAATACAATCATATCTTACAAAGATGTTGTATTGCAATCATTAAAAACTGTTACCTCTTATAATATTATAAATGCTGGTAAGGGATTTAAGATTGGGCAATTATTTGAAATTATTTCAGCGAATGGTGCTGGAGCATTCGCTAAAGTCAAATCAGTCACAACTGTTGGCGGCATTAAAGCGTTACAAATTATTAAATTTGGATTCGGATACGAGACTGATTTCATATCAAGCATTTCATCTAAAGAATCTGCATCAAATTTATTGGTGCAATTTCCAAACCTAAAAGACAGCATCAATGGGTTGTCTGATGAAGGTACTTTAAATGCTGTTGATTACTTTGATGTTACTTATGCGGATAATGCATACGTTGGTGAAATTTTAGCATCGTTTAAATCTGGGTCAATTTTAGAATTTGACGAAACAACTGCAACTATACAATTCAATTTGGGTAATAAATTAAAATATCCAGGTTATTACAATTCTAATCGTGGATTTTTGTCTGATAATATCTACTTGCAAGATAGCTTTTACTATCAAATTTATTCTTACGTAATTAAGATTGATGAAGTGATTGAGAAGTATAAATCACAAGTAGAAAGCACAGTCCATCCAGCAGGGTTAAAACTGTTTGGCGAATACACGATTAAAAATAAATTTGAGCTAAATTCTCAATTAACATTTATCTTAAGCTTCTTCAGATTGGCTTTATCGGATTCAATCCAATCAAAAGATTTATTTTCATTGCTATTGACTAAGAAGTTTTTAGATTCTACTGTTTCGACTGATTCGTATAAATTGTTATTCACAAAAAGATTAATAGATTCAATAATTTCTATTGATACACCGAGAATTACTTTTAGCAAAAGGTTAGTTGATTCTACATCAGCATTTGATGCACCATCAAAATCATTTACAAAAAGAGTGACAGATTTTGTTAATAAAAGCGACTTTGCTAGAAAAACTATCACATTAAATAAAGCAGATTCAGTTTCTATCGTTGATTTTTTTACTATTGGATTTCTTTTAGATAAATACATTAACGATACACAAAACGTGTCCGATTCTGGTGGATACATATACTTAAATTATTACACAGAACCAGATTATTGGCAATCGGATTACTCCGAAGGCGCAAATCCATTTTAAATTAGGAAACCCAAATGAAATTAAAATCACAAACTAGTGGAATTATCGGTAATGTGAGTATTACTCGATATAATGCCGAAGGCTCTGTAGTCGAAAAAGCTTACATTCCAAACTTAGTAGTAAACGTAGGTAAAAATTATATTGCAAGTCGTATGATTGGTGCAACTCCATCGGTAATGACTCATATTGCTTTAGGCTCAAATTCAACTGCCGCCGTTAATGGCGATTCAACATTGGGTACTGAATTGGGTCGAGTTGCGCTGACTTCGGCAACTTCACTAGATAATGTTGTAACATATACTGCAACATTCCCTGCTGGTACTGCTTCTGGTGGAATTCAAGAAGCTGGTATTTTCAATGCATCTGCGGCTGGTGTTATGTTAGCTCGTACTACATTTCCAATTGTAAATAAATCCACTACAGATGTAATTGCCATTTCTTGGGCTGTTAGTATCTTATAATTCAAGCACTTACGTTAATTTATTTATAATTTAAGGATTTCATGTCTGCTGTATTAAAATCAAATATCGGAGTGTCAGTTGCCGAATCAGTTCTAAATGATATTATTTCTAGAAACTCTAGATATTACTATTATCTAGGCAAAATTTTGACATGGAATCCTTTGGGCTTAGATGACCCAGAATTACCTAAAGAAAATTACCAATACGAATTAAAAACTCGCGCTCAAATTGTATCTACTAAAAGAATTAGAGAATCTGATGTCTCGTTTGTAGTTAAAAAAATCGAATGGGCTTCTGATACAATTTATGATATGTACGATGATTCATATTCAGCAACAAATCTATCAGCTAACGGCGAAGCGAATTTAGAGAACTCTAAATTTTATGTTGTTACAAATGAATATAATGTATACAAATGTATATCAAATAATTACAATAAAGTATCTACATCAAAACCTACAGGATATGATACTGAAATATTTACAACTACTGATGGTTATCAGTGGAAATTTATGTACAATATTCCTATCGGATTTAGAAATAAGTTTTTTGAAACAGAATTTATGCCTATTACGAATTCGATTAAAAATCAATTCTACAGTAAAGGCCAAATATCTAGCGTTATAATTGATAATGCAGGTCAGGGCTATGTTCAAGCTTCTACATTGATTAATGTAACTGGTGACGGTTACTTAGAAGAAAATCCATACATTTTAAATAGTATTACGATTACTGATGCTGGGTTTGGGTATGTTACAAATCCGACTGCATCA